CCGTCAGATAAAGTATCCCAGAAAGTGTAGATTCTGTCTACCTCAGATGCATTAAAGTTATTCATGTTGTAGTTTAAACATTTATCTACAACAGAAATCTCATAAATGTTTAGACCGTCTTGGTCTGAAGGGGTTGTCGATTGGTTAGTAACTCTAATCTGATATCCCGTTGAGCTTGTATGTACGCTGCTCGACATGAATGCGCTCACGCAAGGAATATCCTTGATAGTATGAATGTCCTGCGTGTGGAAATCTACTCGGTAGGGTCTCACGCATTCTTCGTAAGCAGGCACCGTCAGTTTTTTCACAAGGTCATCCGTATTGGTTACCATGTCTGTCGGAATCCATTTACTTGACGGCCAATGGAACGACCATTCACGACCAGTTCCGTCGTCCTGAGTCACTCCAGAGGTTACAAGGGAGATTCCGATCTGCTGGTCAACATTATTATTCTGCGTCTTAGCGAAGACATCGACATAGAACTGCGACTGCGGGCGAAGCATGTTGTACGTTTGAGTGCCTTGAGTCGCGGGGTCAAACGGAACCACAACCTCAAGGGGTACGCCATCCGTGTTGAATAGGGTGAGAGCGTTTCCTCGCAAGGTCGAATCCTTAGTAACGTCTAGACTGTTTACGACGATAAAGCTTTTCGAATTACGCCTTGGCTGGTGAATCTCGATGCCTGACAAGAACTCGCTTGTCTTCAAACGGTTTCCGTAGGTAATCCCTGACGGCGCATCAACAAAATAAGTTCTTGGGGCGACGGAGTTTATCTCGCCTTCGCTGTTCTGGTACTGCTGACCTTCGGACTTATTGCCGCCGACAACCTTGCGCCACTGTGAATCGTAGCCGTATCGCGAATCAGATCGCGTAGAGTCACCGCTCAACGTAAACGTGTTGGTAAGAGTTAAGGAGCTTCCGTCATGTGAAGTAACTGAAACGCGCACTTGTCGAGGTTGATCGTATGCTGAAACCTCAAAGCCCGCAACGGTCAATATTGCTCCTGTCGTGCCGTTAAGTAAGACGTTATCGGAACCTTCCACGGACCAGGAAGCATTTCCTCCAGTGCATCCAGTGGCGTCGTGCCAAAGAAGGCAAACATCATCTGTGCTATACCCAAGAGATGCCCAGTTACTCGGAAGGGCAAAATTTAGATCAGAGTTTTTTGGGCGTACTACAACAAAGTAATTAAGGTATCCACTAAAGCTGACGGGAGTGCCTGCACCTACATCCCCGTCGTCCAAGTCGAAGAACCCATTACGGGGAGTAGCCGCTAACATATACTCCCAGTTACCATACATCTCTACGTCCTCTCGCTGCCCTTGTATAGGCTGGACGGACGTATCTGTGAGCCCGGAGTCGTTTAAAGCGATTTGTGGGTACACGGCGGATGTCGCCGTCGTGATCTCACTAAACTGTGTAATCGTCCCTTTGTATTGGAAGTCGCTGTTCCATAAGGTTGGACCGAACGCATAGCTCAGGAAATTATGACCTCCGTAGTATGGCTGGTTTGGGCTCTGATTATTTTCTAGAGAACCGCTAAACTCGTTCTTGTAAATGCTATAGGATTCGTGTAGCGTAGTGCCAAACTCAAAACCACGATAGCTTGCATCCGTAAAATCAAAGAACCTATCCCCTTCGAGTGTGCGATTGGTCATCACCTCCATAACGCCCTTCAAGGTGTCTCGATATACGGGCAAGGAGCTACATTCAAAATCCTCCTCACCTACAACACGGAAAGGGTACAGTGTAGACAACTCGAAATTACCCGAGGTCTTTTCAGATTCACATCCTGTGGAAGAGTAGAAACCACTGTTGTCCCATACAACTGAAGACGGCGCTTCAAACGCTTGTCTGTCGTACTCAAAGCCTTTGGCGATGTACTCGTCCGAGTTGAGATACGGATTACTTGACGATCCGTCGTAATAGTTCAAGGCAATGGGCATGCCCTTTCCCCCGCGCGTGTACGGGTAACAATCAAGAGCGTAGCGGTAGTTACGGCGGCGAGAGGCGTTGCGATCTAGGTCAGTCGCGCTCGCCTGCCAGAACGTACTAGAGGCAGATTCGTAGCTTGGAAGGATTCGTCCGTCCCCGTTGACGTAGGTGGTGCTGAGATCGCCTGTGCCGCTCGCTCCCGCCCAAAAATTAGTCCTGCGGGACCCAAGCCATCCCGTGTTAAAATCGTCCAGACAGGCGTCCTGGAAGACGCACAGCGTACCGCTGGGAATGTAAGTATCCTCCAGGTCGAGGTACAGAAGAATACGTACCACGGCGTGCAAGGGAACGAAGGTTCGTAGTACATCGCGATATGTTTCTAGAGCAGCTTTACTTCGGAAGGTGTCGTAGGCGTTTACAACGAAATCTAAACTTTCCGCATCGAATGTAGCGAACAGGTGCGAGCCTTTCGTATTCCAGATATCAAAATCAGAGAGCGAGTCGGTCTCACCATATTCAACGTAATCAAGATAGTCGGGAGGCAGTATGTGGCCCGAGGTAAATAACCTGAACTTATTATTCTCGGCATAGACAGGAGTGCCTGACGCCGCATACGCGGAATTGATCGCTGTATTGGCTAGGTCGCTGAACGCCTGAACGACATACTCATCTACCTCAAACCCTCCATCATTCCTGGAACCAGATAGGACATCGCAGAAGAACGCGATTCTGTCGGTATCAATCTCAGTCTCGGTATAGAAACCATACTTCTCCCACGGCGGCACAGCAACATAGAACCCCTCGGAGTTCGAAGGATCGTTCGGGTAGTTGCGGTGAAAAAATCCTCGTTGGCCTTCGGGCAGGCATGTCCAGATAGGAAGTTGTGTGAAGCTTTTACCTCTTATCCTAATCGCTCCGCCGAACTTGTTATGAAACCTCTCTAGAATCGAATCTACAAGGAAGCGATGGTTTCGGTCTTTTGCATCAGGAAGGTTTCGAGACGCTTGGTTGAAGCGGATGCCGTCAGGCCAGTTACTGCCGAAAGTAACCTCTAGTGGTTCAAACTCCAAACCCTCTTTGGCGATAAATGATCTATTCTTTACCATGTAGTAAAGAAGCTTGGGAACATAAGACTCCCAAGTCTCCACCACGCTTGAGGCTGCAAAGATGTTATCGGGGAAAATGAGTTTGCACGCCGCATCCAGACCGAGAACGCTGCCCTTGGACTTGTACATCAGCACAGCATTTCGTAGCTGTGCCCGCCACCGAGTATGCTCTCCTGTAAGAAGACGCCATCCGATATTATTTGCTAAAAGCTCAAGGAACTGCTCAGGACAATCATCAATACTGAGTAGGTCGCTGATCTCCTCAAGAATAAGGTTGATGTCCGCAACGCCCAAACTAAGGGCTTTGAGGAATCTTTGAAAGGGTCCTGCGTCTCGAAGTTTGGTCGGGAAGACTCCTGTGTTTGTGATAACCGCTGTAAGAGAGTCCTTGTAGAAGTCGTGGTTCTTAAGCCTCTTATCAGTCCAAGTTTCTAACTGTGCGCGAACCGCCTCATACAGTTGCGTTCCTGAAAGATGAATGTTTGCAGATAGATCAGAGTCGGGTAATCCGTACCCCTCGGGAATAAATCCTGCATAGAACGTGCTGTTCTCACGATTCTCCCAGAAGAACCTGAACAGAGCGTTCAACGCCTCTTGCTCAGTCGCCTCTTGGCCGTCGTACACCGCATCCGCTAAATACTCAACCTCGATAGCCGAAGCATAGGAAGATGCTACGGCGCCCTCAAGAGAAGAGGTGTTCATCATATAGAACAAGCCCAGATTGTCTAAGAGATACTCATGCGTAAGCTCAAGACTACTGTAAGTTCCAAACCCATATGATGAGAGTTCCCCATAGAATCCAGTCGGATCATTTAGAACCGCGTCTGGAAGAAAGGTGTTCGTTAGCCATCTTTTGAACTCAGTCTTCGATGCAAAGTCGTCATAAGTTAACCCATATATCGCTAAGACTTTTCCTTGAAAAGAGTTAGGAGTAACGTGGGTTCGGCTGTCGGGTACGAAATACTCTGCGACTTGTTCTTTTGTACGTCCGCTCACCTCGAAGAGCAGTTCATTTTGAATGGCGGCTTTCAGCAGCTTTCCAAGGAAAGTTAGACTAACATCCTCTTCCGATCCGTAGGTCCGGTAATCGGTAACGCGATAAAATTCAGGAACGCCACGATTGACGACCTCGATATAATCATGCTTGTTTGTTGAGGAGAAAGCCATCAGACAAATTGAACGTTCATCTCAATGTTGTTGAGTTGAATAATCTCGTTAAAGTCTACATAAATATCATTTTCGTAGTTATCAATGCTGAAGAAACGAGCGCCAGGATCTTCTAGGATATAGTTAATCAGATCAGAAAGAATAAAAGGTGTTCCGAAATCTCGAGTCGTTACGGAAAAGAACTCTACAATTCGATTTGCGATTCTCTGTTTTACGTCTTCAGAAGATAATTTTTGGCTGCGGTCAATATACAAAGTGCCTGCGATATCGAGAGTTCGAACGATGCCATCCACAACTGTAAGCTCATCCGTAAGCATTCGATAGTTATTCAAGTATTCGAGAAGCTCTCGCTTGAACTCTGAGGAGGCACGCTCCAGGTGGTTTTCGGTAGCTCGCTGAAGAACATAGATATCAATCATGTTACCCGCGCTGCCGTTATCTCGCAGGACCGCCAGCCCTTTACCAGTCTTACCTGCTACGCTTCGAAACTTGTTTACAAAGGCTGTGTAGTCCTGTCCTGTAACTGCGCGGTATTGTGTGGCAAACCACATGGGACCAAATCTACGAGCTTCCTCCAGGGACTGGGCATCCACGCCGCCTGTCGCAGCGGACTTGTTGGTATAAGAAGCGTTAACTGTAGAGCCAAGACCCGCTGTTAGAGTAACGCTTTTATTTAAGTACTCCGAGGTGACGTTTCCGCGTAGACCACCGCCTGTGCGGTACATGACGGTGTACGCGGTGCCAGGAGGGGGGACCTTTCCGACATCACCGTCACCAAACATGAGACGACAAGAAAAGTCCTCGTTATTTTTTCGCTGGAAAACTTTAGCGCCTGCGGATGCAAACCATATATTTTCAATCTCGGTGTAAAACCCATCAAACGCAGATACAATCACACTTCCTTCGACCACAGAGGGTAACGGGATATCAATTGTTTGGTTTGTAACACTTTGCGCAAACGTTCCTTGCAGCGTCTGCATCTTACCTTCTAGAAGTAGAAGCCCATCCACAGAGCTACCGTCTGCATTGAAATCGTCATCCCGAGTTAATGTTAACGACTCAGACTGCATGTCAATATCGCCGTCCGAACCTACCTTGTATAAGGTGTATGTTAAGGGTAGGTTATCGCGCGTGCTTACCGTGTCTATTGACCTGTCGTCGCCAGAAAGAGTGATCGAATCCCCTGCCCCCAACACGTTATCAGTAGTTAAGGTGCAAGTTGCCTTTGCAGGGACAGAGCCTCGGATTTGAATACCGATAAGCTCAAGAAGTTTCATCAACCCTTCAGAGGTTTTAGCGGTTGCGATGTAGTTCTCCTGCGCCAGCGCATCCGCTTTGAACGATAGCACGGCAGCCATATATGCAAAAAGCTCAGAGAGCATCTGTCCTAGATCAGATTCAACGAAGTTAGTGTAATCGTTTGGATAGACAGATTTAACGTAATTATTGAACGACTCCTTGAACTCATCAAAATCAGCGGTAGAGAAATCAATTAAGTCTTTTCTTAACGCGGCAGGAATACCACCAAGGCGTAAAAAGTCTGACGTTACCTGCCCATCAAATCCGCTAGGATTATAAATAGACTCAAATGCAGGGTTGAAACCGGGAATATTATTAGCCATTTATCTGTGCTCCTTGGGCGTTGACGGTGAGATTGATTGTTTGAGTAGAGAATACATCGTCCTTGATCGAAAAAACAAGCGAGATATCTACGCCTGAATTTTCTTCATTGGGAGTAACTTGTAAAGTTCGAATCGACACGCGCGGCTCAAAGCGTCGAATAGCGGTCTCGATTGATGAATTGATTTCGCTAATTAGCTGGCCGTCAAGTGGGGCGAACACGGAGTTTCGAAGGATAGTTCCGTAAGTATAGTTCATCGGGCGTTCGCCCTGTTGAGTCATTATGAGTTGGATCAGCCCGTCTTTGATCGCCTCCGCGTCAAAGTTACGAGCAAACATACCTCCAGTGTTAGAGGTGTTGACAGGAAACTGAAGACCCTTTACAGTTCGTGTGCTGTCTTTTGTTACGAAGCTAAGGTCTCCGTAAGTGCGCTTACCTGATCCAAATTGATTAACCATTACAGTAGGTGGTACGGTCTTTCGATTCCGCCGAAGAACGGACTTTGTGCGTTATAGTTTTTCTCCACCTCTAATTTAGATAGGGGCTTTGAGTACATCTTAAAACTTCCGAGGTGGCCGTCAAGACCGCTGCGAGCGAGCCTGTAATCTACTCCAGTCGGGAAATAACCTCCAAGCCCCGCCACTCTATCGTCAGGGGGGTTCGTAATCGTATGTTGGCCCACAGGGCCACCGCTAATGTCCACCCCTAACGAAGAGAAATAAGAGGTGTTGGTATTCGTTCCTAAGAATCCTGGGAGTGTTGTTCGTGGGGTAGCGCCGGGTAGCGTGAAAGGGGATTCAGTAATACCATCCGTAAACCCACCCCCTAGAATCCAGGGAGTGAAGATGGGTGTATCAGGAGCGTCACCGTCGTACAGCTTTTCGCCAAATAATCCAGTCCTATCGTGATAATGACCTTCTGTAATACGAGAAGGGATTTGAAGGGGGATTCCTGGCTTGTTATCAAACAACACGCTAGTATTGCCTGAGGCGAGGAACTCGCCATTCACATACATCGAGATGCTGTCCGTAGCAACGTCACATACAATATTATAATGAGTGAAGGCGCTTGAAGCATCAGCGATGCTATACCCACTCTCGGTGGTAGCGGACGCTGGAATCTTGAAGCCTAGTTCGGTGCGACATGCTTCACTGCTACCTTCTCCCGACACCGACTCAGCAATGGTAACGCTCTGGCCCCACTCTGGATCATTCTGCGCCACGGTGGGAAGAACTACAAACTCCAGGCCAGCGGAGACATCCGTTCCTGGATCGCCCTTATCACGGAATCCTACAAGCATTCCTTTTGTTCTGAACTTTCGAGGAATGCCTTGCTGCTCGTCGATATTCGCGGCAGTAAAAATACTTGTTGAAAAAGTATTCGTTACGGGAACGCCACAGTTTTCATTCGCCGCCACGAGCTTATAGCGGTGATCTGTCGTCATGCCTGTATACAGGTCAGGTGCATAAACCCAGAAATCCATGCTCCACCCGCGAGGATTATACATCAGATCATCCAACGGCTGCGAGGCGGGGTAAGGAACATTCTTGCGGTAGTTGTTTGGCAGCCTGACGTAGGACCCTGAATCAATGTGCGAGTAACGAACCCCATATTTCTCACCAGGACGGTAAATAGAGCCTGTTAGGTATGGGATAGAGATACCAGAAACGAAGATGGAAGACGCTGCTCCCACCATCTTTGCGTTCAGCGGGTAACCCCTATCTACGTAGTTCTTAACCTCGTACTCATCTGAGTCGGGAGTTGTGGGTGCCTTGGACTCTAAGAAGTTATAACAAACTACAAGAGAGTCCGTAACGATAGAGTCGTCAAGCGTTCGTAGGTATGGCGCAATTCCAGACAGCGTGGCAGAGGCTACCGCAGAAGCTCCAGTGCTTCCTGAGGTATTTACAAAATCAGCAGTCCCGTAAGGAGGCAAAGAAAGCTCTGGAATTGCATCATACTTCGCGCCTGGACCCTGCTCCAAGAATACAGGAACGATCGGTGCCGTGGTGTCGTCTAGATCCGAGGAGTGAAGCATTACCTGATTCTGGGATTCCAGTTCGGGGATCAGTCCGATCTCTTTTAGGTAAGAGAAGTCGTTTATCGGGATCCTAGGGATGAACTCGATCGACGATGTTTGAGGTCCGCCTGAGAAAGAAACTCTCTGGAACTTCTCCTGACTACCACAAATAGATTGGATCAGGGATGCTTGCTTCTTTTCGAACTCTTGGAAGAACAGCCCTTCTCCGCGAGGGTCGCCAGGAGGCGTCACGCCGAAGGGTCCGAACAGTGCAGCGATTTGCAACTGCTTTTTACGCTTCTTGATCTTTCTGTCGTAAGTGTGCGCCACTGAAGCGTAGCTCTCTTCGTAGTTCTTGACGATGGCCGAACTAGCATCGTACCCGGAGGCGATCAAATCCGCGACCTTACCCTTTACATCACGAACCTGTAGATCTCTATCGTTTGTAAGACTTACAAGTACATCGTCATACTTGTAGAACTCTAGAACCTTGGGCGTCTCATTTTCATAAGCGTCCGAAAGAATCGTGTCCGCAAATCGAAGCGTACTATCTTCCGTATACGCCTGACCTCGACCGCCTCGATTGGCCTCATAACGTAACTGCCAAGAGGCTGAATCAATTGCCCGTGCTGTAACGTATGGGATGCTACCTGTTCTAGAGTCGTAATAGATACCGTCTTCAGACAGAATGAACTTACCTTCTGTCGATACAGGAGGTCCAAACACCGTATCGAAAACAGGCGCGTCTTCTTCCGCAGCCTGCTCCCCCAGCAACCGCGCCTTGATTATGTCCAGAGCGGCGCGGTTTTCAGCATAAGGTTGTACAATGTTATCTACGACGTACTTCTCAAAATTGTCCAAGGACCGACTATTAGCTACGCTTAATTGCTCACGAAATGCTACGATCTGCTCTTCTTCAAAAGCGCCAGTCTCCTCAAGCTCATTAATAAAATTATCCAGGGCGGCGCCGACTAAAGAAACATTCAGAGACGGATTGGGTAACTCCCCTGAAGCGCGCTTGGCGATAACGTCATTCACCTGGTTAAGAGTCTCTAAAGTGGCGTTGAGATCAGCTTGCATCTCACTAATCCTTGAGTTAGACGCTGCCGTTTCAAGCTGGAGCGAGAGGGAGGTATCAGGATTGGGTCCTTTTAGCTCAGACTCCAGTTCCGAGTTCATCTGGTCGATTGAAGCGGCGTCAGCAGTTGTTCCTTCAGGAAGGCTATCTTCTGCGAAAGGCTCCTCGCCTCCGTCTACGAGAGTTTTTGCAAGTCGTCCAGCGGCCAACGCACCCGCAGCCAGCCCCGCGACCTTTGCGATACTTTTCGCTGTGTTAGCTAACTTCTTTACAGTCTTTCCGTTAATAAATGTATCAGTCTCTACGTTGCCTTCTAGACGATCCTTTCGTGCCTTCTCAGACGAAAGGGCAGCAGCCTGGTCTTCAGCCTTCATCGTCATAGAATCAGAGACCGAAGCCAGGGCTCCTGTGGGCAGCATATTAAGTGTGTCAGGTGAAAACATAGTAAACTCTCTTTATCTAGGTATTATCAAGCGCAACTGATGCTAACCATGGACTCATAGCAGCGGCAACCCTACGACCCAAGGTACGCAGATCATCTCTACCGATGTGACGAGAATCCCATACTGGGAAATCATTCATAGTGGCTGTGCCCGCATTGGTAATGAAGTCGGGGGCAGACTGTTGCATGTTTAAAATCGCAGTACCATTACCGCCTGTAGCGGTATCAATTCCGCTAACCAGGGCTTGTGGCATATCACACTGAACCCAGAAAGCATTTTCTGCGCCATGAATACTAGAACGTAACTGGCTGGCAAGCCCAGCCAAAGCGCCGCTGAAGTCATTTGGAGCCATGTTATACAAAGCATCCGAAGCACCGAGGCTACACCAAATCACTGGAGTATAGTCTGGGTTTTGTAGCATAAAGGTATTGCAGTAGTCGATGGCCTTTTGCGTAAGCTTTCCAGTCGGCTCCCACTGATCCAGTCCCGCAGAAAGTGCTGCGCCGTCCTGTGCTCCACAGTAAACAGTAACTTCAGGAACCATGCTCGCATATAGTCTACGGATCTCTTTAGCAGCAGGTAGACGCATGCAAATGCCCCCTAAATCATCCTGGGCAGGGTGAGTGAAAACGTGACGCTGCCCTGCGGGTGCAATGTAGTGCTTATAGCGGTTGGCTTCGATGCCTTGCGAAAGCTCGAAGATTGTAGGATCGGAAACATCCTCGGCTGTCAACTCGCCTGGCTCTTCCAGAAGACCGTTGTTGGACTGGCCGATCGAGATAACGAAAAGCTTGATCGTTCGAGAAGCACTTGTCGTGCCGCCCACGCCAGCAGCCGTGGACACTTCATTCGCCGTAGGCGCTCTTCGGGAAACGAAGGGAGTGGAGGTGCCGTCGAAGAAGGTATTACCAGTATCGGGATCTTCTACTCGGGACTCGGCAGTACCAGGGAGCGGGGGAGTAGTGAAAGGAGATCCAGGTTGCTGCTCTCCGTGAATATGAGTGCCAAGCCCAATACCTCCAGCAGTTATCGCCTCCCCAGTAGAGGTAATGGTCAGACCGTTCAGATTAATCAGGGGAGCATTTATTTGGACAAGGGCAGGGGAAAGGGTAATAGTTGATCCTCCGCAAGTCAATACAATTTGATTTGAAGCTTCAGCAATCACAGTACCATCTTCTGCGATGTAAGAAATATCCCCGTCACGAGAAACTTCAATAATACCACCTTTAGAAGCAGTGCGTCGAATCCCATTTTCAGCTTCAATGATGTGTTGACCTTTGTAAGCTTTATCCACGATATCGCCTGAGCCTCTATTATCCCTGCGCTGACTGCCGCTTCCTTTTGCGATCTCATGCAGTTGGTTTCCTTTGTGCGAAATATGAGTTTGATCTCGTTCAGTCTTGAGCCATGCGGTGTCCGCTTTCTCGCCACCTGAGATAATCTCGAACATGTTAGGACCGCCTTCGTTGGAGACCTTCTCATCACAAATTTTAATCCTATCGTGGGCACCTGCCTCTGGGTGGCCGTCGTTAATATGGATATGCTTGCCTGACGAAGATTGAACAAGGATACCCGTATCATGAGTTCCCTTATCTGTAATCTTATGAGACATGATAATCTTATGCCCTTTCTTGTGCTTCCACATATCCTTTTGCGGAAGATCGTTATCAGAGTATACTAGCTGACCTTCAGGGATTCCCGAGTCGTAAATGTGCTTACTGTCGGAAGGCGTTCTAGCTAAAGGATCTTTTTGAGTGTTGTTCGACTCGTCTGCGTCATTCTTATCGTGGGATAGAGACGCCCGCCCCATTGTCTGAAGCATCGGCAGTGCAACGGCACCTAACCAGATATACTGTACTGGCACACGAACTTTATTGATCCTGATAGGAGGAGCTTCCACATAAATCACAAGGCTCCCTGGCCCTGGAACGGACAAGAAACCGTGGCCGTCCCCAATGTTTGGGCTGGAGGCGACCGCTTGAATAGTTGTACCGCTCTCGTCCCCGTTAGAGTCCAAAGGAGCGATGGTCAACTTCCCGCCAGCGGTGTCGTCGCTAGTGTCTACTACTCTGCCTAGTTTAGTTATCATTAGTTAAGAATGTGTAGTTATACTTTAGCATCTCCTCCGCAGTATTCCCTGAGGTAGGAATAAGAGTAATCTCGCTCGTATACCCTCCATTGACAGAGACACTGTGAGTAACATTAGTAATTGTGTATATTCCCGTCAACCAATGAAAGGTGCCTGGGACGCGAGGCTCGGAGATCCAAATGGCGCACTCTCGCTTGCCCGTCTCGTATGCCAGAATATCCATCTCAGGAATACCAAGAGTTTTGAGCTTGATATCACTGACGTTCTTTTTGAACGCAAAGAGAGAACGCATTTTCGCAGCCAATACAACGGCCTCTTCCGCTGACCCGTCTACCCCTAGCTTGGCTTGTAGCCGTGAAAGAGGAGCGTTAGTGACATAACGGAAGGAGGATTCCTTGGTTATCTCCTCTCCGTCAACGTACATCTTCTGCCTCATACTGCCGAGATAAGAGCTTGAGATTTCAGGAAAGAAGATATCCATAAAACCTTTTTGTCTGATAAATGTAAGATCTTCTATAATCTGTTTCTTAATTTCCTCACGAGATAAATCGCTCAAAGCACTGTCAAGAACTTCATCATCTAGACCGTCTACAATACGTGAAACTTGCGATATACTTTTTTCAGCAAGCCTCGCAGGGAATGCTTCGCTGGAGATAGTGCTGTCTAAAGTCTTTAGAGCTTTGGAGATTGCGACTCCATCTCGATGCTGCTCAGGGGCGACAAGATTCGGAGCCGCTACACCTGCACGACCTGTAAGCGGGTTACCGAATACATCAGTCGTATTTGTAACAAGACCAAGGCTAAAGACTTGGCTCACAGCATCCCTATACCCAGAACTCTCAAATCTTTGAATCACATCGTACAGCTTTGGAGCCATAGTAGGCATAGTAAGCATGGTATTATAAAACGAATTTTTAGATATACGATGCTCTAGGCTGACAATAATATTATCCTTTCTTTGGTTGAATCCCGTCGCCAAAGAAATTACATCAGGACGGTTTTCAACCTGGATCGGGAAAGAATTAATATCTCTATTGAACTCCAGGGCTCTTTGAATTTTGGTAAGAGTTCCGATCATGCAGATAGTGTCAGCTTCATCCCAATTAACTTTGCCGATCACATCTTCAACCTCAGGTCGTAGTTTTTTAGGAACAACCGTTGTATCCAAGAACCGCATGTCAATATACTCACCCGCATTATCGAAGAATGTCTCGTTAAGACCGTCGATAAAGCCCCTTAAATGTGCGTACCTATCAGAGCACACAACGGATATGAAACTCCGGTCCTTGGCGGGCTCTTGCGGCTTCTCTACTTCATCAGCAGTATTCTCGTCAATCACCTTTTGATCTTCTGTACCTTGCTGAAGAGCATCACGAAGCTCGGCAGCCTTTTCAACAATCTCCCGATGCTTGGCCTCCATCTGATCTGCAAAGATCCTAAGGCTCGTGGCGAGTGTAGGGTTTAAGCTCAAGCTATAAAAATTGTTAGGGGCACCTTCCGTGTAAGACTCCACAGCTAGGAACTGCTCTCTGAAAAACGTATCAGTGGTTTGAGAATCGAATCTCGACGGTGAATTAACGTAAGCGGTAAGAACAGAATTTTGAAGGGTAGGGTCTGTAGGCAAATTCAAGAGTTTAACTCGACCACTATCAATTATTGACCGTAACTCATTTAAAGTAAATTCAAGAGGCAGGTTGAAATAGTCATCATTAACTAGCACATAACTTTGAATATCAGTCTCCTGAAGATTAAGCAGACCTGGATAAAGGTTTGCGAACGGGTGGAAGCGGTTCTTGTCGAGCACCCTAAACGGAGCTAAATTACCAAAAACCTGAAAGACTTCCTTGTCTGCAAGAATTGCGGCCTCTTTATTTCGATCTACCGCAAGAGCGTCCGTCTGTCCACCTGCCACACCGTTTTGATATTTGTTAGGCTTCTCAGCAGGGACTGTTGGATCCGAAGCTTCAGGGGGCTTTTCAATATCAGCAACAAAGTTTACATCCAGATACTCGAAATATTGCTTCGCGATATCAAGAGTGATTTGCTTGGATTTAGAGATCGTTGGATTAGCCCTGTCTTTTGGAGAGGTCGTTGCTTTTTCTTCAGGGGTAGGGATCTGTTTATTCGCGCCTGGGTGAATTTTATCAAACTCTTCATTGAGCGTTTGCTTATGTTCATCGCTAAGAAACACATGTGTTTCTATCGCATCTCCCGCTGCTAACGTGCCCAACAGTTCAGAAATAATTTCCGCAGGAGGTCTCATTCCTGAATCGTTGGAAATTTTTACGCGGTATGTATTGGTCTCTCCTTTCCTTCTTTTTGCAACCTGTCTTGTAATACCAATGCCGTGCTGATTCTGAAGTCTAAGCGTTATGATTCGTTCTTTCCTATCACTGATATTAAACTGAACATCAATAATCTTAGTTTTATGAACATGCGAAAATGCGTTCTTAATATTCGCATCCCGATCAATATTATCGTTTTGATAACCCCAACGAAGGAATACGGTAGCGGCTTGCCCAGCACTAAACGTCCACTCCTCCGGCGTTGCCTCTTCAGATGCCCTCCATGTGCGTGGGTTAATGGCGCAGTACCAACTAAAAATCTTTTCCTCGACCGCTTGCGACGGGTTAATTAGCTTTACATTGAATACGCCTGCCCCTCCTTTTCCTGCCAATGCGTAATCAAATGACATAAACGAGTCCTTCAACTCAAAAGGATCTTGAATCCCCGTAAGAATTCCGTCCTCCAGAAGATCGAGAGGATCCCTTGAGAACTCCATGTAAAGCTTTACAGGAGCAGTATTTCTATACCCAGGCGAAGACATTATCTAATAATAGGAATATTAATTTGTTTTCCAGCAATTAATTCTGTCATTGGATCAATAATACCGTTCGCGGTACAAATTAACCACCATAACTTTTCTGATCCAAAAGCAGCTAACGCAATCAAGTCCGCGCGATTCTCCATATTCGCAGGAACAATCGCTACTTTATACTCATACGATTCTAGATCCTCCACCAAGAAACTCTTCCACTCCTTGGAATTTACCAAGTCCTGAAGAGGCTTGCCTCGATGGCTACGCTTGATCGAATCGAAAGTTGTGTATCGAGATGTGAATGCTTTTACCATATCAGCCTCCTAAGCCTCTACGACGGTTAGTAACGGGAAGAGTAGGGTTCGAAGTCTTGATAACAAGATCAACGATCTGAGATGCGTCAGGCACTAGCTCGTTCACATCGCCATGATGGCTGCCGTTTGTTTGGTGGAACTCCTCTAACGTTAGCGAGAACTTGACCTGACGAGGCATGAGAGTTCTGTACTCAAACCCTTTGTCTGTTGGGTAGTCAATGCTGAAGTTCTTAACAATGAACGGAGACTCGTTAAATACAGTACCGTGACGGAAGCGAACGATCGGAGGTCCTACGGGTCCTTTTGTAAGCTGATCGCCTACGACGCTGGCGCGAATCGTGTCGATTGCAAACTGTGTGTAGTAGGTTGCCATCATGCCATCGGATCCAAGATCTTCATCATTCTTTGATAATGCTCGTAGAAGACGCTGCTCGTTATCGTTTGTTTTGTTGTTGTTATACCCGTCTTTTGGTTCCTGAAGCTGCGGCTCGTAAGCGCGAGGACCTGTGATCCTGTCTTTGTTAGTAAACGATAATCGAGATCCTGTATCAACTTCGAATGAAGTTCCAAAGAACTTATCAAGGTATGCTTTTACAAACCTTCGATGGTCCCAGTGATTACCGCCCCGTAAAGGCTGTCCTTGAAGTCCTGCGATAGTTGAGCCCGCGCCCGTTTTAGGATTGCTCATAAATCCCGCCAGAGCAGCAGTATTACAGAGGCGGAAGAAGTACTCGATGTGAGGAATAGTGTACGTGAAATCAAGCTTCAGCTTACGAGCATCCGCTCCAGTGAATAGGCGTACAGGTTCATTTCTAGCGACGATGTTCTGGGATGAGTATCGCGAAGAGCGATCCTCGCGAATCTTAGC